CATTTCTTCACTTGGTAAAATATTTTGTACTTCTTTTAAAGTAGTTTCTACTGAAAATTCTTTATTTTGTTTATCAATACTTGCCTTAAATTCTTTAAGTTGTGTATTCTCCGTCATATAAACATTCATATCAGATTCCATCTTAGAAAATTTTTCTCGCAAATCAGACAATTCTTGTTTAAGACTCATAATTACTACATCTTTATCTTCTTCTGGTTCTTCTGGTTCTACTTTATCCTCCTTTTCGGAGGCATTAACTTCTTCGGAGTTTTCTAAATTTTCTTCTGCTAATTCTTTATTATCTTCTGCTGATTTATCATTTAATTCTTGCATAGCAGGGTTGTCTACAAATTCATTTGAAGATAATTGTTCGACAGATAATTCTTCTGTATTACCCCCTTCTTCACTTAATTGTGTAATTTCTGGTTTGACAGATATAAAACCACCATCAATTACTTGATTTCTGCTTTCCATATCTACCGTCGCAACATTATCAACAATAGAATATTTAAAAGAATAAGTCTTATCATCTTCATAATCACATACATAAACTAATTCATCATCATATGTTCTAACCCAATATCTTCTATATTCATTTTCTCCACATTGATATTTATATTCGGATAGAGCGTTTGATAATATTTCATCAATCTGCCTTGCTGTCAAACTAAATTTTTCAACTGCTTTAATGATCACTTTTTCACCTTCCTCCTTTTCTTGATTATTATTGGTTTTTGAAAAATCTTCAATTTTATTTGAAGTGTTTATATTTAAAGTAGCAACATCATTAGTATCTAAATCATCTTTATTTTCATTGATTGGATTATTTGATAATTGTATAGATTCTAATTCATTACCTACTTGTAAATCAGATTGATTTTGATTTGTGTTCTGATTCGTAAATTGTTCATATTCTTGTTTAAGAAGATTAAGTTCTGAATTCAAAACATTTATTTTTAAACCAATATCATCTAAAGAAAATTTTGTTATTGTTGATCCTGTGTAGGCAGGGTCTATTCCTTGTAATAAGCAAAATCCCAAAAATACTGCATCTTTTACCACTTTAAATTGACCTTCTTGTTCTTCATCTACTGCTACTTGTATACTTTGCCATACAACACTATTATTTAAAATGTCTTCAATTTCAGGGTTAATACCCGTCCATATATACACATCGGCACAGAACCAATTCTCACCGTCAATCTCCATCCAATAAGGCATTTTATAAGGATCTGAAAAACCATAAGCCTTGGTTTCTGGGGTACGTGCATATCCATATGAAGTTTTAACAATATCGTCCGAATGCCCACCTAATTGATTGTACTTCTCAAAATAATAAGCATAGACACCAGCACCACAAATCGTGGTAGACATATTTTCAATTACTTCTTTTGAAAAAATATATTTATTTGCAGGGATATCAGCTTGACATATATTAATTCTGTATTTTGTTATTAATGGATTAACCACTTCTAATTCGGAGAATTTTGATTTAAAATTTATTATTTCTTTCAATAATTACTCACCTCCTTTATAGGGGAATCCAAGAAGAATATTTAGTACCTTTTAAAATATTTGAATTATCGTCACTAAATTTAGCAATTAAAAACTCGTTGTTTATATGGTAAAAAACTCCCGCTTGTTCAAATAAAAAAGAAAAACCTGCTTCAGTTAATTCGGCAGATTTTTTCTGATTAAAACATTTTATGTATTTCTTGTTTATTTTCATATATACCACCTAAATTAAATTTTAATCCCAAATAGACATATTTATATTGTTTATTTTAGCAAAAACCATGTAACTATCGCTATCCCTCTAAATTTTATATCAATTTTCCTCCACGACCTAAATTACTAGCGTTATCTTTTGTTGCTTCAGTATTATCGTTTGTTGAATCATCTACTCTTGGTCTGCCACCTTTATCATCTTTACCACTTTGTTGATATAAACTAATCAAAGGAGTAAGCATATCTGCAAATTCCATTGCTTGACATTCTTCAAGATGACGATAAAAGTCTGCTGGTTCCATGCCCATAGCAGCGGCAAATTTTTGAGGAAGGGTAATGCCTTTTTCTGATAACTTTAAAGCATTATCTAATCTAAATTGCCTATTTGCTTGAAACTCTGATCCTTCAAATTTAAATTTAAATCTGAAATTCTTCGTTCTTTTATTAATTTGATAATCCATAAATTGATTAAATTGATGGTAAACATGGAGTGTTAAAAATTCATCAGTATTTATAGATGCCTGAGTTTCAATATTTGACATTTTATCATTAGCGAAAACCATTCTACTATTAATACCACTCATTGAAGCAGTTGTTTTAGAATATTCATCAAGAATATTAGTGTTGGTAGTATCAAAATCAATTTCTTTTACATCACTAAACGGGACTCCTCCAACCTTCACACTCTCATGAAGTCCAGCTTTTAGCAATCCTAGAAACTTGCCTAATGTCCCTGGTTCTATGGCTACTGCGTCTTTAACACTACCACCCTTTGAGTCTTTCAACAAAGGAATGAGGCCAACTAAAATTTTCTGTGCTTTTAAAATATTTATGTTTTTCTGTAAATTCCGCATCATTGGTGCTAATACAATATCAGAGAATAATGGAGCAAGATAGGGGATAGTGGTTATACTTTCAGTATTAAATTTAAAAGCAAACATATTATCTTCAGGACTAGTCTGTACCCACTGAACCCATTCTCCAGTTCTTTTATCAAGCGAGTTTGCAGGGTTATAACCATTATTTTTTAATTCAATAATTCTATTATAATAATCTTTAAAATTATCAGGAAACATATTTATATCTACACCACTTTGACTAAAGAAATATTGCATATTGAAATCAAATAATAATGAATATTCACTTCTACCTGTTAATTTGCAATATGAATAGGGAAGTTCTTGAAATATATATTTAAATTCTGAATCATCTCTTAATACACCATAATAAATTTCTTTTTCTAAAAGTTGATTCATAATCTTTTTAAATTCTCTTTTAACATCGAACTTATCTAAAAATTCATAAACTATTTGTAAATCTTTTTTATATTTTTTAGATTTATAATCTTCTTTTTTTGCATTTAGACAAGTAAATGTATAGTCAAAAGAAGCCATTTGTGCCATATAACCAGTTAATCTTTTATATATCATTGATGTTAAAGAAAAGAATTCACTATATCCTATTAATTGTGTTTCATTATTTTTTGGATCTTTTAACGCAGATTCAATATTTGTCTCAGTTGCTACAAGAGGATTTAAATTTAAATCCTTCATTCTTGCATTTACTAATTCTGGAGTGTATATATTAGGAATTATATTACCTTGATATACATTACGAGCGAACTCTAAAACATCCCATAAACTACGTTCATCTAGCATTTCTTCTGTATTTTGTTTTTTAGGTCTACTTCTTGGCAATAGATTACCTCCTTTCTAATGTTAAATTTAAACATTGATTATATTGGTAATTTAAAACATAATATTAAAAACTATTTAAAGCAAATTGAGCAAGAAAATCAAAATCATCTATTTCTTCTTCAAATTCTTCATTCATAAACATAAAAACATAATAGAGAGCCATTGCTAATGCAGAATATCTGTCTTTATCCATTCTTTTTATCAATGGTTCTACTGATAAAGTATTTGTTTTATCAGATTTTTTTAATTTTAAATTGGATACTTCATCAATTAATTGTTGAGTTTGAAAACATATAGTTTCAATATATTTTAAATCTATTTCTTTAGAAATATTATCTCTAATATTTTCAAATGGTTTTATAAGTTTTAATTTATTAGATTCAATACTATCTATAAATATCCTAATAATATCACTATTTATACCTTGTGCTTTTAATCCATAAATAATTCTAGGTGCATTTTTATCTAAACATTTATCTTCAGTATTAATCGTAGTCCAAGCAGGATATTCCATATTATTTTCATAATCCGTTATTTCTTTTAATAAAGACTCTAAAACCCCTTGCCCCACACCATTAATATCAAGTACAACCGCCTTAACTCTTGATTTCAATACGTCATAATGTCCTCCGTATTGATAATAAATACGTTTAATAATGATTGACTGTTCATCAAAATTTAAACCATTTGGTGGATTTATAATATTAACAACTTGTATTTGACGAATTGTTCCCTTATTACTTCTAATTAACTTTAATACAACAATAGAGGTTTTATTATTATTTTCATTATTACTTCTAGCTATGTCGCACCCAATTACATATTCATTTAATTCAAAATTTCCTTTTTTATCTTTTGGACATTCTATTTCTGGATGATCTAATACTCTAGCTTTAATTAACTTGCTAATATTAATTAAACCACCGTCACTTACACCTACCCAATCACAAAGATAATTTTGTTTAAACCGTATAATATTACTTTTTCTGGCTTTATCAATTGTAGATTTTTTTTGTCTACCAAAATGAACTGGAATAAACCAATCAGAACCAAATACAAAAGTACCTTTTAAATCAATCATATTTTTAGCAATAGTCAATATTTTATCGTATTCATCACTATTTTTATACCCAGAAGTGCTATATCTATTAATTTGCCCATTTAATTCTTCTGGATCATTTGCACCAGTTACCGTAGTCCTACCAATATTAAAAATCGGTTCAATACAATCGTCATATGTATCTTTGTCAATCAATGCACTCTCTTCAAGTCCTCCACGATGTCTTCTCAAACCTTTGCTTTGTTGAGAGTTTGCAAGATTATCAATAACACTTCCATTTACAAATTCAACTCTTCCAGTATCCTTAGAAAAATTAGCAGACTTAATATTTTCAGCAAAAGATGGATAAAACCTTAATATTTCATCATGTTTATCTTTCCAAATTTTTACAGACTGCTCTTTTGTTGAAGCAGTTATTGATAGAGAAACACTAGGAAAACAGCAAGCGGCATGATATTGATTCATTACATGTACAAGAGTTTTTGATATACCTCTCGGAGCGCAGAAATAATTTTCAGGGAATCTAGCCAAAAGTCTAATCATAACCCTTTGATGTAAATCAAAAATTAACCCACCAACTTCAGGTTTATATAAATCCCAAAAAATATCTGGCATCCATCTAAGAAAGGAGCATAATTTAGTAAACTCTTTTATATTTTTGGTTATAATAGAAGAATTATAATCAGATTGTTTGAAAGGGGATTCAAATTCTGGTTCATAAATATCATATCTATCTTTTTCATTTTTTTTATTTTTTGTTTCAAAATTAGCATAACCAGCCATTATAAATCACTTTCCTCATAAAGTGGTTCTTTGTATACCTCTCCTAAGTCCCTAAATATATTATTCCTTTTCTCTTTTTCACATTTTATCATATCTTCAGTAAATCCTTTTTGTGTATAATAATCTTCTAACATTTCATCATAAAACCCCCAAATTTCTTTATATTCAATTCTTGTTTTATCTTCTAACCTTCTAAGATAGTTCACAATAACCCATATAATTAAATCAGCATCATCATATGGTTGTTCTTTAAGATATGGAAGAATTGAGATAATTCCAACATCAGATTCGACTGCTTCAAATAATTGAGGAAGTAAATCTACTCCTCCACTTATATCTGACTTGGATAATTGAGATACATTTATTTTAGCTGCTGTTGCTGCATCTTTTGCCATAGTTGCCCATTCTTTTGCTTCTTTCGGATCCCCTTTTGCAGTAGCTATTTCTTCTTTGACTCTGAATCGGATATATGTTTTTAAACCCTCAATATGTAATGATGTCTTTTCACCGTAGTTATCTATTAGTTTACTCCATTTTTTTTCAAAAGCAGTATATTCTTCAGTGCTATACCCCAACCCCCATTTTTCAACAATATCTTCTGTAATAATAAAATTCGATTGTTTTGTTGAAATATTATGATTTACATTTAATACATTATCATAATTTAGTTCATTTTCAATTTCGGGTAAAAACTTAGAATCTTCCCATCCAAGTTTACGATATTGAGACATTTGCAAATTTTTTATATAAATCCCAAAAGTATCCATTTTATCTTCTAAAGCAGATTTCCATATATTATACAAAAACGGACGATCAATTAATTTCAATGTTTCTTTAACTTTTTTTAAAGTAACATTTCCATTATCATCTGCAATCATTTTTTTTAAACAAGACTTACAATATGGTATTTTAGAAGTTTGATGAATTGGATTATAACTAGCATAATATTCAGATGGTTTTTTTAATTCTCCACAAGAGGCACATGTTATTTGTTGTACATTTTTTTTAGGTTTTATAGAGGTAGAATTTGTTTTTTTTGTTCTTGGCATAAAACCACACTTCTCCTTTTATTCAACATGCATTTTTAATATTATCTTCAAATCTCCAAATAAATCCACCTGCTGATTTTTGTACTCCAATACAAGCAGACCTTATATTCCATATACCAGTTATTTTCTGAGCATTACTAACACTATCCCATTTTTTAATTATATTTACATTCATATCATATTGAATAATTGGTCTATTCCTTGATTTTGTTATTCTATTTATATAATTATTATTATTATAATCTCCCTTTTTAACCCACAAATAGTTTTTATAAGTTTTAATAAACCCATTTACACAACGATTAATATTACTACTTTTATAATTTAATTGTCGTGCTGCTTCATGACCACTTATCCATTCTTTAATAAATTCACCATCTAATGAAAGTTGAATTATCTCTATATTATTAATTAATTTTAATTTTTCTTTCGTTTGTTCTGATGTATTTCTACCTAAACTATTACCAGCAATAGGGTTTAAATTATAACCAATTGTTCTATCACAAACTTTTAATTTATCAATCCAATATTGTTCTTTATTTAGTAAATCATTTTTATCATTAACTATCTCGATAATATTAAAAATAAAATTATTTTCTCCATACTTATTAAATGCATTTTGCAAATACTGATTCTCGTGTTTATTCTTTCTTAATAAATCTAAATGCACACACCATCTAGAATATATATTCACTGAACTTCCAACATAAAGTTTTTTATTAATAATATTTTCTATTTTATAAATACCATGTTTGCCATATAACTCTTTAGAAGGGTAGATAAATTGCTGTTTTATAAAAAATTTTACTCCCAAACATTCTTTACACTGACTTTTAAAACCTGATTTATGATACCTATCTTTAAAATAATAATCTGTTGTTAAAGGTAATTGCCGTTTACATTTTGTACATTGTTTTGTTTCACTCATCATTATCATCCTCCATGCAATTTTATATTTGTCCTCTATGCATAAATAAAAATAGGAAGTCAGGTTGCATAGAGGAGGGGTAGCGAACCCCATTTACCTGACTTCCAAAACTTTTTCTATATTTTTTAAATACCAGTGAATCGCCAAATACACTATAACTGTATTTGTATCTACTATATTTCTAATCTAATCCACAAAAAATCATCACCAAATCTTGGTTTCATATTATTTATAAATTCAACGCACAACAAAACCTATTATAATAAAATAATAGGTTCAATCTACGTTAATATCTATTATTCATCACTTACTGAAGTATCAATACATTCTTGCATATAATCTTTATAATCATCCCAACCAACATTCTTACCTTGAACATAAAGGTCATAAAGTGCATTCCTTAAACAAACTGGACACATATCACCATTTTCAATTATTTCTGCTACTTCATTAATAAGATTTATCTCTTCACAAATTTCAGGTGGAATTTCACATTCTTCACAATTATCACAAACTACTTCTTCACAACCATCCCATTCCTCATAATCACTCATATCGACCTGCACCCAATTCCAAGTAGCGTTTTCACCTACCAACTTATCAAAAACAATATCTTCATCCATATCAAAACAAATATAATAATCTACACATTTATCTTCAATATCATTAAATTTATATTCACCATTGTTACCTTTTGCATTTTCAACAAAGAAACTAACACTATCATCTTCATCGTTTGAAAAATACAAACTAACATAATATTCTTCAATATTATCTACTGTTATATCTTCTTTATCAATATTTTTATCATCTATATCATATTCACTCATAACATAATTATAAATAAATTCTGCCAATTGTTTATTGCACACAAAAAGTAAATTAATTTCACTTTCAAAATGATTATCAATAATATCAGCAATATCATCCAATGTTAGATTATTTGTATTTGTTATTGTTTTTAGTTGCATGGTTTTAAAAATCTCCTTTAATATTGTTTTATTAATTATTATATTTGTATTATTATATATTAGTTTTAAAATAAATCATTAATACTTGTAACTATTCGATCAGCAACTTTATACTTAATTAAATCTTCTGCTTGGAACCACCAATCTTCACGATATCGCTTATCATATTCTTTTTCAGCTATACTTGTTTTACTAAGTATATATTTTTTCAATCGTTTTTCTAACCCTTTTGTGAAGTCGGAGTAATCCAAAAGTTTATCTGTATTGTTAAAAGTTCCGGTACTCCCTGAATGAAGCAAACCACTTGTATGTTCTAATATTAATCTTTCATGTCCTGCTAACATAAGCAAAAAACCGGATGAATAAATTTTACCTAATCCAATAGTTATTACTTTAGTCTTACTTAAAGATATAATAGAAATCATTTCTAATACTGAATTTACGCACCCACCGTCAGAATTTATAAAAATTTTAATTGGGACTTTTTCTGATTCTTTTTTATCTTTATCTTCTAAATTCCATTTAATAATATTGAGAGATATATCAACTAGATATTCATCAATATCAGCATTCCAATAAATAACTCTTTTAGATAAATTATTGTAAAATAATAATAGTTCATAATCTGGTAAAACCACTTTTGATAAATCTTTTACTTCGTCAGTATCATATAATGTGAAAGTTTCAAAATCTTTAATTGGCATAGTAATATACCTATTTAGCCTTTCATTTAATTCATTTAAATAAAAATTATTTAGTTTTTTAATTTTATTAATTTAGTTATTTTTAAAGATGATAGAGAAACAGTATAAAGGAGTAAAATTATATTAATAAAATATTATCTATCCAGACGAATAGAGTAAGTAGTTTCACGCCCTTCATCCCCATTAAAAACCATAAACTTCTGTGCTGGTTTACTAGTCCTTCTTAACCTCTTAGCAAATTCATCAGTACCACATAAACTTGAATTCACAATTACTTCACAACTATGTATTTCATCCTCTTGACTATGATGATAATGACTTAAAAAGACATAATCAGGAAATTTTTTAATCATCATTGCCAAATCAGAAGTTGCAGTTTTTACCGAATCTTGATGACCATGCACAGCGAAACAAGTATATCCGCAAACATCTATAATCCCAATACTACCGTCTAATTCATTTTCTATAATTGAGATATTAGATATATCTTTTAATCTAGGTTTTAAATACCAAGGAATAAAACGTGCAAATGATTCACTATCAATTGCTTCTTTTTTATTAGGAGTAACCCTACTATGGTTATCTAAAACACTATAAAATTTAACTTCTTCAAATTCATTAGCAAACTTACACAACACTTCTGCTAAAATCTCTGCTATAAATTGAGTCTGTTCAATTACATCTTCAGTATTAGCAATCCTTACAGTAACGTGAATAATTCCTGATATAAGATCATTAAGATTCACTACATGAAGTGTTTTAATACCATGAAATCTTCCATGTTCAATAGTTTTCATAGTTAATCTATTAATTCTCTTTAAGAATTCTTCTTTGTTATATGTATTTAAGAAATTTTCAATTTCTAGACCAAAGTGGAAATCAGAAATTAAGAGCACACCTTCTTTAGAGTTATTAGTTTTATGTACAAATTCCCATTCTAAAGGCTTTTGTTTACAAATATCTAATGCAACTTTTTCAATATGTTCTTTAATATGATCTAATCTTGCACTCTCTCTTAAAAGATTAAAATATTCACGCCTTTGGTCTTGATATTTTATTTTTTCTTTTTCAAAATTAATTTTCTTTAATTCATACTCGGCAAGAATATCATCTTCACTTACATTCTTAATTTTTTCCTTATCTAAATAAGGCAGAAGCATCTTTATACCATAATATCTCTTACGTGCCTCTGTACTAGAAATATCTACTCCAAACGCTAACTTAAATAATTCAACATAATCAATGTCGTAGATACCATTTGATTTTCCTTCTACAATTCTCAGAATGTAGTCAAAATCT